CTAAGTCTGACGCCGCCGCTCGTTTTGTAGAACCGCTTCAGGGAAACCCACCCAAATCCCATTCTGGTCCAGCCCCCGGCCTGCCAAAGTATCGCCGGCCAGATCATTGAGGTTGATCTCACACCGCACCACCGCTGCCCCGGCGTCCTGCCGACCGAACACCAAACCCGCATTTGCACGCAACAGGCCACGGCTTATACCAGAGCTGGACGTAAATGGCGCCATCGAACTCCTTGGCCTCGTTGATACAGATGCCGAGCCGGCCATGCCGTTGACCTTCGCGTACTGCAAGCGCGGATGAAGATGGGCCCTGGAGTCGGGTTGAACACTCAGGTCTGGTTCGATATCCGGCCCAATGGATCAATGTGGTGGTCGCCGACGTGAACTTCTGCCTGAAGAGGCTGGATCTTCCTGAGCTGATCATCAGGGATGGCCGCGCCATTCTCGCGACGGCGAACAAGGAGGAAGTACATCCGGTATCAATTTTGCGTTTAAAAGTATCGAAGGTTTTTGAAGCATCCAGCACAATCCGCCCCGCAGGGTGGAAATCGGCCACGGCTTTGCCATAATCAAACCTCATCAACCTTTGAGGTGGAACATGGGCGGAGCGATAAAATCTGAAGGGGGGTCGAAGCTACTGTTACGTCACGTTAAGGTAACTGGATCTGATTTCGCGATTGAAGCCATCAATAGCACTGTCAACATAAACGACATGTACGCCGAGGTTAAGGTGGTTGTGAAAGGCGTTAACATTGACATTAACGCTAGCCGCATCACTCATATCGAGAATTCTTCCGGGGCTGGAAACCTTTCTCTGGCTGACAGTATTCGGAGATACATCCATGGCCATGATTGAAATCGGCGGCAAAGGTGATGTAAAAGTTAAGGACAGCACGACAACAGCCGATACCCTTATCAAGTCCATAGGCGAGAACAGCGACCTGAAAGCAGATATCGATAACTGCCATGCAGGCGTGCCCCACACAAAAACTTACGCAAACGGGAAAGGTCTTCTTGTCAAATTACGTGACTGGGTTCTTGAGAACTTAATAAAGTCAGCTTTAGCATTTGCTACACCATTGTTTTTAGGCTATCTGGCGCACCGATTCCTCTAAAAGTTATTTTTTGGAGGGTGTTACCTGAGACCTGCTGATATAGCCTCGCAGGCGAGCCCAGCTATTCGTGCTTGATCATAAGCTGCCGCCAACTCTCCCGCTCTTTTGTCAGCCCGCTGGAACAATTCGGAGAGCACCATGGCGGCGCGGGTGGCTGACGCGCCTCGCTGGGCAGCTCCGGGATCGCTGCAGGAAGTTGAGGCAAGCTTACTGGCCTCGACGTGCAACCGGTCACTAGCAACATCAGCAACACTGGCATCAGCAGACGCTGCCTTAATCTGTTCTCGCGCATCATTTGCCTCCTTATTCACTAACGATTGTCGGCGTTGCTCTTCTGCTCGAGCAGCATTGCCCGCCTCGGTTATGGCGAGCGCCCAGGTCTCACCGTTTTCTGCCAGTTGCTTTCCGTAGCGCCAGTCCTGCACCTGCCAGGTGACGCCGGCGGCGCTGGCCATCAGCACCAGGATCAGCACCACCAGCCCGGCCAGCTTCTGCACGGGCGTCATCACGGCACATCCTTGAAAAAGATGTGATGCCCGAGGCGCAACGTCTGCTTGGCCTTGGCCGCCCAGGCCGGGGCCTTGGGCATCGTGGTTGCGTAGTAATGCGTGGCCCCGCCGGTTGGATCCGGTACCACGCCGGCCATCACCTGGGCAGCCGCACGCAGGGCCTGGGCGAGCTGCGCAGCCGGGATCGGCTTCGCACCACTGAGGTAGGCATAGTTCGGGTCGCTCTTGTTCCAGCAGCTGAACTGCCAAGGTTTCAGGCACACGCCGGCGTAGCCCTCGCCCCACCAGGACTTGGCCTTGCCGTCGAACACGCGGTTGCGGATGGTCCAGGCCACGGCGATCTGGCCGTCCAGACCTTCGCCGCGGGCTTCACCCCAGAGCGTGCGCGCCAGAATGTCCCGGTCTTTCTCTGTATTGGTCATGCTTTTCTCCAGGCAAAAAGAAACCCGCTCGATGGCGGGCTAAATCAGGTTTATACGTTCTTCGCTGACACGTCAGGCGTTCGCTTGTAGAATCCGGCGCGATATCAATTAGCCCACGGCCATGCCGAAGAAAGGGAATTCATGCATAACAAAAGCTTGAGCTATCGACCAGACATTGACGGGTTGAGAGCATTGGCCGTTTTGGCCGTCGTCATTTTTCACTTTAATAAAGACTGGCTGCCAGGCGGATTTGTTGGCGTAGACATCTTTTTCGTAATTTCCGGCTTCTTGATTACCGGGATCATCGCCAGGCAGCACGCTGCAGGCACATTCTCGTTTGGCGAGTTTTACATGCGGCGCGTTCGGCGGATCCTGCCTGCTGCATTCTTCGTAACGCTTTGCACCCTAGTGTTCGGCCTAGCGTTCATGCTTCCCGATGACGCCAAGGCGCTATCCAGTTCGGCCATCGCTACAACACTGTCCGCTGCGAACATATACTTCTGGAAGTTTCTCGATACCAGTTACTTCGCCGCGTCGTCAGACACCGTTCCGCTGCTGCACATGTGGTCACTGGGCGTTGAAGAACAGTTCTATTTGATCTGGCCTGCCCTTCTACTACTGACCCTAAAGTTCGGTGGGCGGATGCTGGCTGTAGGCGCTGCCTCTGTCCTGGCAGCTGCCTCATTTTGGTACGGCGAGCATATGTTGATTAGCGATCCGACGTTCGCTTATTACATGCTGCCTTCTCGCGGGGGTGAATTGCTTATAGGTGGTCTTGCCTTTTTTGCATGCGATGCAATCAAAGGAAGAGCAAGCCGGCTTGCTTCCGAGGCGATAGGGCTTGTGGGGATCGCCCTGCTCGCCTGGTCTTTGGCATTCATTCGGGAAACCGAGGGGTTCCCGGGATTCATATCCTTGATTCCATCATTGGGCGCTGCATTGGTAATTGCCTCTGGTAGCATTGGTAAAACAGCAGTCGGCAGCGCCTTGTCGATTCGCCCTATGGTAGCCATTGGTCTTGTGTCGTTCTCTCTATACCTGTGGCACTGGCCTGTTCTTGCTTTTTACAGGTACGCCTATGGAAATCCAGTAGGCATTGGGTACGCTTACTGCGCAGCAGCAATGGCTCTACTGACTATTTTTTCATACTTCTTTATCGAGAAACAATTTAGAACCCCGTCAGTAAACGGTGCAAAAATACGAACAGTGGCAATAGTCGCATGCGCCGCATGCCTAGTATCGATATCTTGGTACGCCATAAACAACAAAGGGCTGATCAAAGCGCTTTCTCCTGACGGATACTACGCAAAGGTTCTTGAACACTACCATCAAACCAAAGCCGCTTATAGATACGACTACAACTGTCAAACACCGAAGTTCTCTAAAGACCTTATCAGCGCTGACAAATGTATTTTAGGACCGAAAGACGCCAAACCCACCGTCCTTGTTTTCGGAGACTCAAACTCTGCCCACTACGTCGGGTATGTAAAACAAATAGCAGAAGAAAACAATATAACCGTCAGAAACATTTCTCATGATTCCTGCATTCCTCTTTCCGGCGAAAAGAGTAGAGAGTACGTAAAAGAACGGTCGCGAGACTCTTGCGTCCTGTTCAACAAGATGATCAGGGACAACATCGCTAATTACGACACTCTATTTGTTAGCGCGGACTGGCCCGGCTACAGATACCACGGCAAAAATTTCTTCTCAGACATTGCAGACCTGATAGACGAGCTGTCTAAAACCAATAAGCAAATAGTGATCGGATTAAAGGTCCCAATCTTCAAGGACTATGACCGTCGATGCGATGCAAAAGCTATAAAGATACCGTTCATGCAGTGCGGCCCTAGAGGGGCGTATTCGGACAGCGGTGAAACCGAAGTAAACAACAAGATTATTGAAATATCTAGCAAGTACGAAAACGTTTCAACCTTTAGCGTTAGAGACTACATATGCAAGGGAGGAGAATGTTCGGCCTATCTGAACAGCAAGCCGGTTTACTTCGATCTTGGCCACATTAGCATGGCTGGGTCGGAGCAAATCGGACAGTTGTCGTTACGTGACAAATCCTACCCAGAACAGCTAGCGCCCAAGAAGTAAGCATCAAGCTCCAGGTAGTTAACCTACCTGGAGCTATATCCTCAAGCCCCTTCGATAGCGCCGATAATATTTCGAGCGATTAGTGAGTGCCCAACCCGGTTAGGGTGAACCTCATCAGAGGTTATCGATTTCGGCGTAATTTGCTTCAGAGCCGTGTAGTTATCGATGAAATCAAGCGACAGGCTCTTTGCCTTCGAGTAGATAACATCCCGGCCTCTCTGCATAGAAAATGCCCGACCAACCTCGGCAGTTTCTCCAACAGGGTTTGCAACCATGAGGATGATGTCTACACCGGTAATTGCGGCAAGCATGTCACCAAGCGTCTGAGAGAAGGTGTTTTCACTCCTCGGACGCCCCACTTCGAACAGCCGATCATTGGTTACTAGCTGGACGAATACGAAGCTGTCATCAGCGCCATATGCAACACCGTCGCCGCTGGTGTTGCCGGCGAGGTTGTACATTTTGTATCTGACCGTATCAGAGCCGTTAATGCCCTGGTTAGAAACGCGAATTACCTTGTCTACCAGAATCGCTTCAAGCCGAAGCCTTCTGGTCCCAGCCCTTCCGCCGCGAGAGGTGCGAATCTCGATTTCCTTGTTCCGCACAAAGGCAAAAGAGTGGTGGCGGGTATTCCCGTACCCCTCTACGGCTCCATCTACACCGGGCGCAGTATCGTAGGTTCCGACCAGCGCGCCATCTATCCGAAGCTCGTAGAATGTCGCATCAGAAGCTAAAGACGTGTATGCGACCGTAAACCCATAGCCTGTAAACATGAATTTTAGAGAGGTGTACGACGCCCCTGTCGAATCGCCATCTCCAAGCTGCCGCTGAAAACGAAGGACGCTATTCGGTGAGCTTACATCCGTAGCAGCCTGTGCAGAACCAACTGGTGTCGTTGTGAACCCTCCCATTGCAGGGTAAAGCTTCCTGCTTACAGTGAAAGACGCAATAGACTCACCAGAAGGACTTGCCGGCCAGTTGCTCAAAACAGGGGAAGCACCACTTGCATAGTTTTCACCGAGATAGCGCTTTACTTCGTTGACAAAGGAGGGCGTTGAGAAAACATCTCTCGGGTCGGAGAGAGTCCCGTCTCGAGGATCTGCGCTAGGCCCCTCCCCTGTGCCGGTACCGAACGTAATTGAGTCTCCAATCCATACGATCCCAACGTGCTGATTCAGCGGGTCGGACAGCGCCTCCTTCAGTTTGCGAAGTTGGCCGCCAAATGTGTTGAATGTCGGTGCAATGGTGAATGCCGACTGGCAAGGCTCGCGGCTGTAGGAGCCGATTTTGAAGTGGCCATTCACATACGCATTGCCTTTTGGGATCGACGTTACGCTATAGGTCCTCCCGCCAAGATCAATGGTTTTGCCAGAGTGCTCCAATTCGAAGCTGGCAAATGCGGAGGTGTCATCCGAGGAGCCGTCACCAACAGCAAAATAGGGAGAGCTCAGGACGGAGGGCATATCCGTCAGTCGATCCCGAACCGTTCGACCGCCAAACTCGACGTTTGCACTACCTCCAACAGACCTCAGCTCTTGACGTAATGCCGCATCACCCACAGCGACGAGTTTTGATTCATCAACCGCCCAATCTCCAGTCAACGTAAGCGGCAATTCAGCTTGGTCTTTTACCCGATACAATTCCAAGTTCCGCTGAAGAAGCTGAGTCTGCCTCTCTAGTACCGCGTTAGCAGCATAAGCAACAAACTCCGTTTCATAGCTCGAATTTGATAGAAACTCATCAAACTCTCTCTCCATACTGTCTAAAGCTTCATCAATTTCCGCCCGAACCCGCTCAACTGCCGTCGCGACATCCAGAGTAGCGATGTCTAAAATCATAGGTGCTACATATCCATAACGGCTAATCCGAATATCAATACGATCATCGCTCGTATAGAAAAAAACCCGTGCGTTTGCATCGGCCCGGAAAGGGTTTTCAAGAGGAACGGTAGCTGCAGAGTCCGAAAACAAGGGTGCCCGATTCTGAGTACCATGGACGAACACATCCACGCTTGCATCTGGTAGCAGAGATCCATCTTCCGCTCTCGCAGCGAAGAACTGAATAGGTTGCATAGTCGTTCTCTTTTCAAGTCATAAATGTTATCGCCGGAGCGAAATTTAGCTGTGAGCGCACACTACTCCAGGTGTCATAAGCTGCGGCGCAGAGATAGTAAATTTGCCCGGGCGCTAGCCCGGAAATCTGCCCGGAATTTGACGCCCCCTGATAGCCAATAGTCCCTGAAGATGTCGGATCGAACCCAGGGGAAGTCGAGAATATAAACATATATCCAGCAGTATCAGGAGTGGTACTTAATGCGCAACTAACATTCGCTGTCAGACCACTAACAACAGCATTTGTACCAGCAACTACCGGAGGAGCAGTATTGGTGACTATAAGAGCCGTCACAGGGGCGCTACCTGCCGCGTTTCGCTCAACCACCTCTACTCTATAGCTTCTAACAAGCGCGCCATCCACCAAAGCATCTGAGCGCTGATAGGTGAAGGTCGTAGCGGTAGTAGACACCTCACGCAGCAACGCGTTGTTAGCGGCATTTCGAATGCGTACTAGCCGATTTTCCGCACGCGCATCACCTGTCCAGTCCACAGTAAAATATGGAGTTTCAAAATCACCGATTAATTTAAGATATTGTGCCGCACCAGGAGCGACCCGCGCAGGAGAAAGAACTATGCTATAGGCAGTCACATCAGCCAAGTCTTCCAGTGCCCGCCCGAACACATTAAAGGACCGGAATTTAACCCAAACTTGTTTGCCAATTTGATCTGCTGCATAGGTGTACTTCCAGATTGCATCATCAAGACGTACAAAAGATGAATCTACTGGATGGCTAGAGACCGCCGAACTTAGACGCCCGCGCCGCAGATACTGCAAGTTGTAAGAGCCTACATCTGTCAGAATAGCATCGCGGTAGCTAATCAGTTCACCGTCAATCCAACATAAGGTAGCACCGCTGTCTGCTTCAGCCGTCGTAGCGGCAGTTAGCTGATCTGCAACATCGAGCTTTATAGACAATGTATTAGTAATATCTGGATCACCGCCAGCGGGTAACGGCATTGTTAATCGCCCAAAGCGAGATCGACCATACACACTTTCGACCATTCTATAGCTATTGCCATCAGCACTAATCCAGACTTCACACCCCCCCCAACTTTCACCCGCGCCACCCACTGCCCCCCACACCTGAAGTTCACCTGCAAGTAAAAGGCTCTCTGGAGGATTAAATATTACTGGCGGCAGTATTGGGCCTGGCTCGGCATTTTGATTGCCCTGGAATCCGGCCTTACTTTGGACCGGGTACTTTGGTGCACTACCAATACCAAGTAAGGCGTCCTCAGCGACAATGGCTAACTTACCGTCTTCGTCTTCCTCAACAGAGATCAGCCTGACTAGCCTCCGGTCAAGTTTCAATCCTGGCTCAGTTACCGTAACCAAATCCATCGGTTCTAACAAAACATGCTGCCACCCTAGTGAGAATTGGTACTCATTGCGGACGTATAGCTTGCGCTGAACCAGCAACTGCGCCGAATGAGCTCCAATTGCCGGATCGCAAATTTCATAGGCTTTGATGGTATCCATAGGCCTAGAGCCGAACTGCTCGATGGCAGCCTGATCAACACCACGCACCACGTCGGTATTGTATTCGTGAGCACGATCAAGAATCTCCAGAGACACTTCATTATAGCTGTCGGCCTGGCTCTTGATTTTAATCTGAAGTGGCGCTGTGCCATCCTCTGACAGAAAGTCATCATATGTCAAGTGAGCTACAGGCATAACACTGGGATACCAGGTAACTCCGTTTCCAGTTACCACCTGGTCTCCGAAAGGAATCACCTTCATTTTCCCCGCCGACCAGACTATTTCACTATTGGTCAATTGCAGCCACCGAGTAATGGCTTCACTGGCCGGCGCCTGCTCGTCAAGTACAGGGCTCAACAAGAGATTTTCTGCTAGACAATAGTCACGATAGCTGCTCATGTCCTCAATCCAGCTTGAGTCAAAACCCACACCATCTAGCGGATCCATCAACAACCCAGGTAAAAACAACCCAGGGTTAGCATCCGGCAAGCCTGGAACTTGGTACGGACCGTCAACTTCGAAAGTATGGTTTTGCACTCCTGCATTGTCATTAAGAAGATAGTGAGCCGCATACACGTAAGCCGTATCGGAATAGGCAATAGCTTCGCTCGGGTGCTTGGTTTCTAGATAGCCCCACACCGGCTGGTCCGGGGTTCCAGCCATAAAACTCAAACCAATTTGGGCTAAGGCAGATTGCGATACGCCGCCCACGATTTTTTCCTCGAAGACTTCCTTGTCACGAAAAATGCGTCTTACTGACCCCAACTCCCCACGGCCAATGCCAAGAATAATGGCTGCATAGTAAGTGTAAGTGGTGTCCTTCTGGGTCGCTCCGCCGCCGCCCTTACCGCCAGTCTTAGTCTTGGTCGTTTTGGCTACAGCCTCAAAGTCGGTGTAATACACAAGGTTCGGGCTGATACGGTTACGCCCAGCAATCCACGCAATGGGCTTGCCGCTGGCACTGCTCTGGATCTGTAAGGCGTTGATGCGTGTTGCGCTGTTAGAGATGCTGCTGCCACCGCCGCCCATCATTCGCTCCCATATCTGTTCAGTGAGTAATACCGTACCGGCCGACTGTTCAGGCGTTCTTCCCGCATGTCCGCTACCTCTACGCCGATATCACGATACGAATGAATGATGCGGTGCTCATCGATGACGACGGCGCCGTGACTGTAGGTGCGCCCAAACTTCCAGATCGCCACATCCCCAGGCTGAGGGGTATGGACCTCATGCCCATACTCATCCAGCCACCCGAGGTACAGTTCCTGACTACGGTGCAAATGCCAGTCCTGGGCATAAGCACCAGGATCAATCCACGGCATAAGTCCGACAGCGTGATAGACCTCAATCAGTAACCAGGCGCAATCGACCCCAACACCAATAAGGTGCTGCCGGTGCGCGTAAGGCGTTTTGAGCCATCGCCGCGCCTCGGCCAGCACGGCTGCGCGCTGTTGTTGCTCCAGTGCAGTCATACAGATGTCTCCGCGACCGGGATGAATGGCATCCCGCGATAGCGACCACGGTTGCCGAACTTGTTGGTGCACGCATCCAGCGTGCGCGGGCAACCGGGATAAATCAGGAATTGATCACCAGCTTGGGGAACCGCTGGCAAGCCAAGGATCAAGCTAATAACCCCGCTTCCCGTCTGCCGCCGGACCGTTCGTGAAACGCCGGCATTACCGCCATTCACAAAACGAATCACCCCTTGGTCAAACCATCCATGTTCCGCCGTAACATCGGTCTGGATATTTAGCGCTTCAGTACTCGCCATCACACGACCTGCCGTTTCAAACAACGCACGGTTAACACCGCAATCAGCGCTGTACACGGTTCTCAAGCAACCCGGCTGAAAGACGCCCTTAGGGACCTTGGTGTCGAGCAACTCCATGGGCGACTTGACTGCAAACGTTGCCTGCTCACGATCTGCAGGGTCAACTTCAGCCACACGGCCAATAAAACGCAGGACTGTGCCCACTACAGGCGCCCCCCAGTCCCTCATGAAGGCCCGGCTGAGGGTCAGTGACGCACCATCGAACCCGCCGGCAGCAATGAACGCCAAAACCGGCTCGCCCAGCACTGTGTCCTCTACGCCGGCATAAAAAGTGACGTTCAGGGTGTCAACCTCAATGCCGCGCACCATCCGTACCCCCGTACGCTTGATCAGCGGACCAGAGGCTGAGTAGTTCACCTGGTCGGCATAAATTTGAATGCCTGCGTTGGTGTAACGCAGCACTTGGCCGCTGGCCAGGGCAATGGTGTAAAGGTCAGCCATAACAAAGCTGCGCGATGTGGCCAGAAATTGCTTCAGTTCGGGAGTAACCGCGATCATGGCTTGATGCTCGTGAAAGAGACGTTTTTCATTTCCCAGATCTTTCCGAAGGGCTGCGCGCTATCGAGGGAGTCCGAGTCGTAGGCGCAGCGGAAAAAGAAGGCCCCTGTCCATTCAAGTGCCGCACCGACTGCAGGTGGCTGAGGGAAGGTGACCGCCCCCAATGCATCAACGCTGTAAGCGGTCCCAAGAACGCCACCAACGGTCAGCACCTCAATGTTGACCACACCGTAAATCGGCTCTACCCAACCTCCGATGCTCCGGGAGAGCTGAAAGGTCCGGGTGACACCATCGCCGAATCCAAAGCGGTGCTTCGTCACCTGATGGTCAGTTCGGTCAAAGAATAAAAAGTCACCAAACTGACCTTTGCGCTCGTTGAAAAACTCCACCAAGCGCGTCCACTCATCCAGCCCTGGACGTTTCCGAACAGCGTTGTAATTGATCTGAAACGACCAGACCGGAGCAGCGTAATAGGCCGTGGTACGACGACGACCACTCACTGACCTCTGTACACCGGTACTCCACTCCGGTGCCTTCTTGGCTAGTAACGTCTGCCCAGGCATATGGGGCAAAACGTCCTCAGCCATTACCCCACGATCAGGAAAGCTAGCAATCCATCGTGGAGGAAAAAACGGCCCTAAAATCATGAGTTGCCCCTCTATCGCTTAATCGCACCGTTGCGCTGCATCTTTTGCATTTCAGCCGCAAACACCCGCGTATGACGGCGAATGTCAGCCTCGGTCAGTCGACCGCTGTTGTCGTGATAGTGATAGCCGCCGTCGCCACCGCCCAATTGCCCCCCACCGTTCGCCGCCTGTCGAATAACGTTGGCGTATTGCTTGGGCAGAACCATTTCCTGCTCGTGAAGCTGGGTCATTGGGTTGGTGCCTGCGGGAATGTCATAGCCCCCCTCAGCAGAAGCCACGTTCTTGACCAGGCCAAAGACAAAGGCGCCGGCCGCTACAGCCGCAGCTACACCCAGAACCGGGCCGATGAAAGGGATCGCTGACATCGCAGCAAAAGCACCAGCCATCGCCTGCCAGGCGCTGGCAATGATGTTGCTGATCGTTGCCGCTCCCCAGATTGCGACAGACATAGCGGCGCCGCCCGCTTCAGCGGCGGTACGCACGCCCACCCCGGTCACCGTGGCGCCGGTTTTGGCAGTCTCGCCAAAGATCCAAGCCATCAATGGTGCCGTGACCATATGCTCGATAAACGCGGTACCAATGCTGCCGAAGATGCCCTTGAGCAAGCCTTGCGTGCTCATGGTTCCACTGAGGATCCCATTCAGGCCGCTAGACCAACTGGCACGCACACTGCCCACCATGCCAGTCCAGTTGCTTTGGGACTCCATGGTCTGCTGACGGCCGATCACGGCGATCCGATTACGGTGGGTCTGCTCAAGCGCCTGGATCTGCTGCTGTACCTGTTGCAGCGCTACCGGGTTGCGATCAGGATCTTTAGCCAGCAAGGCCTGACGCTGAGCCAGAGCTTCGGCTTCAATCGCATACCGTTGCTTTTCAAAGTCGGCTTGAGCCTGGAGCAACTGCCCCTGCGTGATCAAATTCGCCTGCAGGTCCAACTGAGCCATCTGCTCAGCCTGGGCGACATCGGTGAGCCGGGCTTGCTGGTCCGCTGCCATCTGCTGCTGTTTGATGTTTGTGAGCTGCTGCTGTTTTTCCCGCTCGACAGCAACGACTTCAGACGCTGCTTTTCGATACTCCTGGCTATCCTGGCCATAAAGCTCGCGACTACGTTGCAACGTTTGCTGCGCGATCTCCAGGCGGGCATCCATGTTATTGCGGTACTGCTGCGCCTGGGCCTGAAGGTCAGCGAACGCCTGCCCTTCGTCCTGACGACGCAATGAGTTCAACGCCGTAAGGTAATTGCGCTGTACACCCAAACGTTCCTTGGCACTCAGATCGGTGCGTTTGAGTATTCCCTGCCAGTAATCAGCTTCCTGTCGCTGAGAAAACTGGAGAAAAGTGCCCTGCTCCGACTGCTGTTGCGCATGAGCGACTTTCTGTGCATCCAGCGCCTCTGACCATTGGCTGACACGGGATGTTGTCTTGCCCGGCGCCGCACCAGCGGGAGCGTCAACCTTGGGAGGAGGCGTTGTCGTTTCTGTTAGCTTTTGCCGGTGCTCGATGGCAGTCGCATAAGCTTGTTCAAGTTTCGTCAGCCTGGCTATTTCGATGCCATATGGCGTAGGGCTGACCCGGCCTTGCTGAGGCGCCCTGGTCAACGCCGTGTCACCCGTCGCGGCCATATCCGCAACCTTGCGACGCTGCTCTTCAATCCGGGCAAGGCGCGAGCGCATGCCGGCGTCCACGTCATCGATCTTGGTAGAAACCAACTGCATATTTTCAAGCAGCAGGCGCTCTTCCACCAACGTACCTTCAAGCTGAGCCCGACCGCCGCCGCCGCGAGAGCCCTTATCACCGACGCTTGCCAGCATCGCCTCATACCTCGCCACGTTTGCAGCGACCTCTTCAACGGTGACCCCCACGCCGGTCATGCCTTTCAACAATCCGTTAAACCAACTGGCGGTTTCAGAGAGGCGCTTGTTCAAACTGATAAAAGCCGGCTCAAGGATGGTGCCGATGGTGACCTTGAGTTCGTTGCTCTTTGAGTCCAGCTCTGCCTGACTACCTGTCAGGCCTTCGGCCGCCTTGGCGGCGTTGCCGACCTGGGCTTCAGTCTCTTTCATAATGCCATTGTATTCGGCGGTAATTTTTTGTGAGTCGGACAGCTTGTCGCGAGTAGTGCCAATGCTCTTGGCGTACTCCTCCCACATTTTCGCAACGTTTTTGGTCACCCCGGCATTATCGACTAACACCGAGTTTTCGTTTTTCAGACCTTCAGTCGCTGAAACCACAGCCTCCGACATGCTGAGATTGGCTTGCCGGTTGAACGCCGCCGCGTCTTTCAGGCGAGTAATAACACCCACCGCCTGATCAACGTTGTAACCACGGCTCAGGAGGTTTTGCAGAGCCTTGGCTGCATCACCTACACCCAGCAAGCCATCAGCAGCCAGCTTGTTGGCCTCATCCATTGCACGACCAATGCCGATACCGGCATGGTTGGCCACCGCCTCCAAGCCGCGATAAGCCGCCTGCTGCTGAATCGCCGCATCCTTGCTGTCGCCAACGATCTGACTGAGTTTGAACGCGCCAAGCCCAAGCACCCCAACAATCCCCGCCATTACCCCGGATAGTCCCGAACGCATGATCGAACTGACGCCGGAGAACGCATCATTCGCCGCTGGAGCAAAGCGGCCTAGCTGCGTTTGGCTACCTGCCATCTCAGTGTTTATTGCCCTCAACTCACGCCCGAATGTGGTCCGAACATCCCGCATGCTCCGCTCCAAACCTTCGACGGCGCGGTCAAATCCTTGGGTGCCGGCACTGAACTGGTATGCGATATTTCTATCCATGCCGGAACCTCGCTCTACAGGAAATAAAAACTCCGCCGAAGCGGAGTCATGTAGTGATACCTAAGCCCTACCGAAAACCGTCATTGCGAGCCAACAAATGCGTCCAGCGCCCCGCGTAAATGCTCAGGCAATTCGTTGCGCATATCGGCAGCCATTGCCGCCATATTGCTTGCCAGATCAGGTGCGTCCGTAACGTCTTCGCTTGGCTTGTAGCCCATATACCCTGCAACCAGAACATGGACTGGTGGGTGCCGCCGCCAGTAGTCCGTCATATGACCCACCATCACCATGTCCCAGTCACGCCGCAGGGTGACCGGGCTTTGGCCGGTACTGGCTATCAGGTGAGCGTAGAGCTGGCCCCAATCGAAGGGGCCAGGCCTTCCCCCGGCGCAGGCTCCGTAACCTCCAGACCGGACGCGCCCATAACCTCGTTGAGCACGTCACGCATATTGCGCAGGTCCAGCAACTCTGCCACTTCCTGACGGCCCATGTCGGGATAGTTTCGACGGAGTGCTGCGTGCGTTGCATCGATCACGGTGGCTATTCCGTCCTTATCCATATTGCCCGCCATGACGCGATTGATCCGCTCCAGCAACTGCTCCAAATCGCCAAGGGAAAGCGGCGGAATAACCAGTTTTTTGCCCGGAAATGGATACTCAATACCGGGAACATTCACGGCAGTCATTCGCTGGAACTCCAATAAGCGACTTCACCGAATTCATCGGCATAGCCCGTGAACTCGAAGTCAGGGATGGTGTAATCATCCTGCTTGGTCGAAAGGCTCAACTTGTTGCTGACGAAGTTGGGCACGCGAACGTAGATCGACTTACCTTTGTATTTCAAGTACAGCTCGCCCTGGAACACCGGCATATCGCCCATCGGCAAGTTGCGCACCGAAAGGCTCTTGCCGGTGGCGACCGAATAGCGGTAGTCAATAAATACCGGCACACCAACATCGACCGTTGCGAACGCGTATTCACCGGTACCAGAGTCGTAGGTGTATTCGCCTTTCGCCGGCGCAGCCAGCACCCGAGCAAAAGGCACTGCCCCGCCGCCGCGAACACCCAGATCACCAGCCAGCACCCCTGCGCCCGGCGCGGTAACAATGATCTTTCCACCTACAGGAATTTCCTGCGGCGTGGTTGCGTGATGCACCAGCACTTGGCCGGACTGCAGCGTCTGCCCGAACACTAGAGCATTCATTTGGGAGAGGCTGATCTGCGCCGCTTTTGCCTTGCCGGAGAGCTTGCCTTGACCACGCGCCGCGTCCACGGCGAACTGCTCGCTACCAAACAACTCTTTGGAGTCATAGGACAGGTCAACCGACGCTTCCTGCATGATGCCCAGCAGGATTGGAGTGGGAGACGCCAGGGCGCTGCCATAGGCGTCCATCAGTGGGGTGGCATAAAACAGCCCACTGCCGAATGCAATTTGCATAGTTTATTCCTCAGTAAAGTGTTGGCCCGGACGTCAGATCGCCCGTATTACATAGGTAGGTGAAGCGATAACGCACCATGCAGTTACCGGCGGTGTTATCCCCTTCGTCTTCGAGCCAATCGATATAGAACCGCTGAACCCGATCCGCTTCCGGAAAAGCATCCTCGGCCATCAGTACGCTATGGACGGCAACCTTTACCAAGTCGGCTACCTGATCCCAGGCGGCCCCCGTGGCGGTGTCCTCGCGGGCGATGATCTCCACCGTCAGCTCAAACTGGTTGCGGTCCACCGCGATACTTTCGCGCTCGGTGGTTTCAAGGCTCGGGCGCAACACAAGGGCTGGGGTCATTCCCCGGGTGAGCGCCTCAGTACGACTGCGATAAACCCGATCAGCTACCGGCGTACCGGCACCCAGGATCAGTACCTGCGCCTTGGCGATGATGCGTTCTTGAATTGAAGGCATGGGTTAAACCTTGGTGAGTGAGGCTAGGCTAAAAGCACCGTCATCGATCATCCGGCGATCACGCACCCGATAGGACACACCAGCAACGATGATCAGCTTGGGGTTGTTGATGCCGAGGCGCTCGGCCTCGGCAGTGATGACCAGGATCTCGTAATTGGTGGACTGGCTGTTCGTGCCGCCCATGCCATGGATCTCATCGGGCATGTCCCGCGCCGCCAAAAACGGCTCACCATCAACCACTCCACCAACGTCGAAGTCCTCAAGGAAGCCCCTGAGATCTTCTTCAAGCATCAGGACTCACCTTCGCTGCCTTGCGACCGGGCTCTGCACCAACTGACGGTGCAGGGCCGTACTCGACCACCACGACCTCCAGTTGATGACGAAAGCGCTCTGCCACATCGTCCGGCAGCTCGACGACGCCACCTTGATCCACCAGGCTGTTGTCTGGCCGGCGGAACGAACCTGACAGGACGGTATAGGCTTTATTCGGCATCGCCGGCCCCTCCAGCTTTGTCCACTTTCACAAGCCGCTGCTCCAGCGCTTTGTCCGGCTCACCAGGGATGACGATCACCTCCCCGACTTTGAACTGGACAGGCTCTAGAATGGTGTAGCGCCCCTTTTTCTTTTCGACCGGCTCCAGGCAGTGCTGTCGGGCGCTGGCCTGGGCGGCTGTCAGGATCAACTCACCACCGTAAAGGGTGATGGTCTCTGTCACGCGGTATTTCGGCATATCAATGTCCTCGATGAGGTGGCGGGCCGACCGGCTTATGCCACCAACTGGTTAAGGACGGCGTACTGCCAGCGGCCAAAACCGGCGTTGCGCCAGGTGTCGACACCGTACTGATGCGCGTCGTTGTCAAACTCGTATTCCGAGCCTTCCGCCTTCGCCTTCATCGCTACGTCGGTTTCCTGCTGACGGATGAACGCTTTCAAACGGCCATCGGTACGCAGGGTCACGAACTTGTCCTGCCAAGCATTGAGGCGCACGTTACCGACCACGCGGACCACCACGTTATCGGGCATGACAATTTCGTTGATGTTGGTGCCGCGCGGAACGCTCAGCGCGGACTGAGCAACGCTCAACAAGTTGAACGGCACCATCACCAAGAACTCGCGGGCCAGCTCGTTGATGGGTTCGCCCTGATCATCCTTGAGGCTGGTCAACTGGGTAACGGACCGAGCAACTGCCTGCTGAAACTCCTCAACACTTGGACGAGTCGGTGTGCCATGAAGAGTCGCGGCCAGTTCCGAAAGCTTGGTGGTGATTTTGTTCGACTGCACCCCGCTCTGGCCTTCTTCGTGGTCGGTGTCGAAGAAGTACTGGCCGTCGTAGCAGACCTGGGTTTCGCCATTGAGCAACAGTACCGAGAGCAGCCTGGCCCAGTGGGCATTCGTGCGGTCGGCCAATTCACCGAGGCGAATCCGCAGCTGTCCGGTCTTGTCGCGGCGCAGCTCCTTGACCAGAACCTCAATGGTTGCTTCGAAGTGCAGGTTTTCGATTTCGAGTTCAGCGCCGATGAAGCCCTTGGCATGACGGCCACCGATCCACTCACGCAGCGTCGGCACCATGCCAATCCACGGGTAGGTTTCTTTGGCCTGGTCAGAATCGAACAGGTTGGACACGGCTTCGATCCAGTTCGACCCCACATTCTGTTCGAGCATTTCGTAAAACATGCCGATGACGGCACGGCTGGAAAGTACTTCAGCACCCATGGGTGATTCTCCTGAAGAAGGATACGGTCAAAAAAAGGGGGTTGGGTGTTGCGTTAAGGCGCGACGGGCACTGGTTGGGCGGCGAACTTGACGATGCCGACACCAGAGCGGACAAAACGGTGAACATGACCAACCAGGCTATTCCCGGCTGCGGTCAGCAGGAAAGCGCCGCTGTCGCTGGCGTAGACCTGCTTGCCGATATCGGCAAGCGACAGGGCAGCCACAGGCAGTTCAATCTTGCCTTCTTCGCGAAGACGGACGCGCGCGGCCGCAGCGGCGCCTATGCGGTTGTCGACGCCGCGATCAGCGAAACCGACAAACAGATCACCAGCCGCCAGAGGGCGCGCCAGGCCACTGTCGGCGATGATGCCAACGGCCGAGCCTTCAAAGATCTGTACACCGGCGGCAACGGACAAGTCGTTGATGGTGCCGATCTCGTAAGCGCGGGGGGTATCGAGTGTAAGAGGCATGGGATTCTCCAGAGCCAGGGTTTGAGGGACTTACCAGGTGCTTACTTTTTCAGAACCTTGACCAAACCACGGTCGGTGGCCTTGCGATAACCGTGGTAGGCCTCGAAAGTGCCAAACTCGGCGCGCAGTTCCTTGTCGCCGTCCCAGGTCGCTTTGGCGCGCTCTTCCAGGGGTGCCTCCGGATCCTCTTCGGCGGCAACTGGTGCAGCCGGTGGCGTGGGTGCGTTGGGTACCGGCGCAGGGGCCTGGCTGCGAATGTCGGCAAGAGCAGTGGCGCGCTTGGACTTTTCGGCACCAATCACCTGTGCAGCCGCCTCGGCGCCGCTGGTTTTGCCATCGAACTTGAGACTGGCGATCAGCTCTTCATGCCCGGGCAAAGCGGCCGCCTCGACTGCCTTGATGCGATCGCACTCGGCGCGAGCGCCAGCTGCATGTGCGTCATGCTCCAGGCTGGCCAGCAGTTCCGCGTGATTCGCGGCCAGATATTCACGGGTAATGGCCGGCTTGTCGGTGGTTGGAGCTGGTACGGTGCTGCTGTTTGGTGCGGACATGGATCGATCTCCAGAGGGACTGCCGTTGAATTCGGCAATAAGGTTTTCAAGGGTGGATTCACGGTCAGCCATGCCCAGTTCCACGGCATCCGAGCCAATCCGCATGTCGCCCTGGCCGAAGTCAGCCAGGACGGTTTCAACACTGAGGCCGCGATAATTAGCGACGTCCTCGACGAAGATGTCGGTCAGACGGTCGACGTGCGCCTGTGCGACAGCGCGACCGGATTCGGTACCGAAGTCCGGCCGCTTCTTCGGGCTTTGGCTGCTGACGATTTCGAAGCTGCCGTCGTCGCCGCTCTTGCGCACCGTCAACACGGTGCCGATGGATCCCACGGCGCCGGTACGGCTCATGACGATTTCATGGGCCGCTGCCGCCATCCAGTAACCGGCACTGGCCGCGTTGCCGGACACATAGGCCACTACCCGCTTCGGAGACGCGCGGATCATCTGAGCGAACTCAGCGATGCCGCTGGCAATACCGCCCGGTGTATCCATCACCAGGATGATGGTGTCGGTCCGAGGATCGTCGACGGCATTGGTGAACTCTTTGGCCAGGACATCCAGCGAGGTTGCACCGGACAGCGCCGTGAACAAGTTGGCGTAGCGGAACACAGGGCCTGTGACGGGCAGCAAGGCAACGTTGCCACGCTGAGTCACGGCACGGCTGTTCTGCAGGGGCTTGCCTTGCCTGGCTTCCAGGGCCTCGGGCCCCTCATGTTCCCGACGGGCAATGGCGGTGATGGTCTGCAGCATGTCCGGGGTGATGGCCCAGGGCTCGCGTGAGACCAGGTCGAACGCCGTCACCCGGTGCACAGGTGCATCGGTTGGGTTGTCGCTCATAGTTAGGTCCGTTCAGGTAGGTCGGGATTGGCCGGCGGTTCATTGTCCGGGCGGGCCGTCGGTGAAGCTGAAAGCCCGTCATCGCGCCGACGCTTCACTTCCAGGGCGCGCTGTTCGTGGTTTTCCTCCCAGTCGCTGCCGTCGTAGAGCATGGATTCCTTTGCCAACGTGCTGACGCCGATATCGATCCGTTTCTCGGCGGCGTTGATATCCTTCAACGGATCTACGGTGCCAGGACCGTCGCCTACCCACAGCGAACCGCAGTAGGCATAGCGCAGTAGCGGGTGATCGAAAAACCCGGGGGCCTCGATATCACCCTGCGCAATGGCCTCTTCAAGCCAATGCTCGTACACCGGCTGGCAGAAGTGTGAGCCCAGGAAGTCGCGGCAACCGCGAACGAACTGCCACGCCTCCATGACTGCCGCACGCGCGGCGGTGTAGCTGGCCGTGAAGTGCTTGATGAGCACCTCATAGGGCAATTCCAGGGCCATGCCGATCTGGCGCAGCATCGCCAGCACGAACGGGTCAAACGCCATGTTCGGCCGGCCGGGGGCCGCCGTGTCGATGGACGCGCCGTCGTCCAGCTCAGCAACAATGCCGCCGCTTAGCGAACCGTCCCAGCCACCCTGTTCCCTTCCCGCAGGCCGATCACCACCAACAGGCGTGTTGCCGGTGGCAGCAGATGCCAGTGGGCTCAGACTCCCGCCTGTCCCCGGCTTGATGAACACTGCGAAGAACGCCGACACCACCGCCGCTTCCAGCTCGGCATCGGTGTAGCGGTCCAATTGCTTGAGCTTTTCGATCACCGGCGCCAGGTACGGCACACCGCGCGGCTGGCCGACCCGACGGCGGCGGTACACATGCAACAAAACCCGACCACCGCGCTCATTGAAGAACGGACGCTCGTCCCATTCCCGCTCTTTAACGCCCAACGCACCAGGGTGGCTGCGCAGGATGTGAGCCTTGATCGGCGCTCCGTCGGCATCACGTTCGATACCGGCGGTGAGGGTTTCCGTATCAGCTCGGCCCGACGGGTTGCAGATCCGGTCGGCTTCAATGAGCTGGATACACGCCGAGTAGTGATGACCAGGGCGCTCCTTGTGGGTCAACAGCGGAAACACATCACCGCTGCTCAGTACCGAACGCCACGTCAGATCCTGCAAGCCATAGAAGTTTTGCTCGCGGGTGATGTCGCAGCAGGTGGTTTCCGCCCAGGACTTGAACAACGATTCAGTCTTGCGCTGCCACTCCCTGGCCCGATCTTCATCCCAGCCAAGGATCTGGCGATTCACCACGGACTTGAGCGCCAATCCAGTACCGACCGTTTTAGTCGTCACCGTGTTGATCGCGCCACCGCCGATGGGGTTGTTGCGCTCAAGATCTCGGCACCGCTCGCGAAGCGTGGGCAAGTCGGGCAGTAGGTCTGCCGCAGCACTACCGGCAGCAGGGTTCCAGGCGCTCAACGAGCGCTTGGCCTTCGACGCGCCGCTGTAACCACCCAGAGCGGTCATGGTGAGCCGGGCGTGCATGCGCTTTGCACCACGTTCCGGGCTCAACCAGGTGATGGCCTTGTCGAGCAGGGTTGGCTCTGGAGCTTTCGGTGCGCGGCTCATCGCGGCGTAATCCCACGCAGGATAATCCCCCGAGGACGGCCGCTTTCCAGACCATCAACCTGCTTTTGCCAGTAATCGATTGTTTTGGTGATCTCGGCAAGGTCAGCGTATTCCAACTGCCGGGAGCCGATCCGGTAGCTTTGCTTCTGGCTGACCTTCATGCTCGCATCGAGCCAGGCTTGGAGCTGGCCCTGCGCTTGTTCCAGAGTGATAGCCATTGTTCAATTCCTGCGTTGGGTGAGCACGCGCATAGCACTGCGGCGCCCAGAAACAACTCTCCCGCCAGCAGGCGGGAGATCGGGTGGTTCAACTGGTGGGGATGGTTCAGGGGCAGCCCCTTCGGAATCGGGCTCCGTCTCTGGCTTAACCGGATCGGGCTGATCGAACAACCCACCCTGTCGGATCTGCGCATCGAGTGCCGCCCAATCCTGCTCCTGCAGTAGATGCGTTTTCAGAGAGCGAGCCGCGTGCAAGGCGTACGTTTCGCAGTCCGTGCCTTCGTTCGGCTCACCGGCCTTTTTCTGCCACACCTTGCGGTAGTGGTGCCGACGACTGGGCGCCTTCACTTCGGCGGTGATCTGCCGGAAGTAATCCGGGCGCACCGTCTTGTAAAAGTGCATGCGGCCAGGACCATCACCGGTCAACGGCAGCCGACCCTCGATCCACAGATCCTTGGCCCGGGACGTGCCGACGATGTAAGGGCGCAGGCCGTACTTCGATGCCTTTTGCTCTTTGTCGGTATCAACGCCCTGCCGAGGCGCGCTGAAGATCTCCCGGCGCTCATCGTCGCGGGTATTGCCGCGTTCACTCGCACCCTTGATCGCCATCACGCCGTTGCGTTGGTGTTTGCGGCAGAACGCATAAGCGGCGTCCTGGGTGATCGTGCCGTCGGAGGTGTCGAGTGACGTAGCCAACACCTTCAGCTTGGCGCCGCAGGCGTGTGGAATCGCCGCAAACAGCAGTTTTTCCAGATCCAGCCAGACGCCCTGGTCAGGCAACACCACTTCGCCGTAGATTTCACCCCAGTAAAGCAACCAAGATTCCTCACCCCTACCCCAGGCGCGCATCACCACAGCCAAGCGGTCGTGCTGCACGTCGACGCCGGCGGTGATCACGATCCCGCCCATGGGGACGTACATCTCCGGGTAGTCCTCGGCGCGTTCGGCCAGTTTGTCGGCTTCGGGCAGGTCTGACTTGTACTCGTAGGCACGGCCTTGCTTCTGATTGACGAACTTGATCAGCAGCGACAGGTTGCCCATTGACGCCTGATGTTCGGCGTTGAGCTTTTCGCGCACGATGTCGGCCAGGCTGGTACCGGGCAAACAGGCATACAGTTCATTCAACTCAATGAACCCGGCACGTCCGGCAAAGGGCTTGGTCGGCACCCAACCGCAGTAAGGGTCGCCAGCGTCTACCGCCTTGAACACCGTGTTGCGGATGTTCTCTTTACGCTGATAGTCGTCCCAGATCTCGCCACAGTGCGGGCAACCGTAGCCGGCAGTGTCAGGATCCGCGCGGCCGTAGATCTCATGAGGCGTCGCTTCCTCCTCGATGTCGAGCCACTTGATATGGGCGAAGTCCAGCACGTGAGCCTGGCCGCATGAATGGCAGATGACCGGCAACACCCGGCAATCGGTCTGAGCCAAGCGTGCCTCGGTCTTGCTCGCGCCCTTGATCGCCGGCGTTCCGCCTACCAGCATTTTGGAACCGGGATAGCGCTTGCCACGCTCTTCCAGCAGCGCGATGGCATCGCCCTGCCCCTTCACGTCGTCACTGGTATCGTCAGGCTCCTCAACCACTGACAGGCCCACCGAAGACGTAGATTTAACGTTGCCGGGCGAGTTAGAGGCCACCAGCTTGAGGAATCCGCCCGGAAAAGTCTTATGGTCCCAACGATTGCCGGAGGTACGGCTAACATCAACCGGCATCAGCTTCGCCACCTCAGTGTTGGCATTGACGCCGAACTTGAGCTTTTCGTCGTGGAAGTTCTTACCGTCCTTCTCCTTGGCAAACAGGATCATGATCGGGCGCGGTAGGTTGTGGATGAACTTGAACAAGTAGCCGATCAGGAACCACGTCCAGCCGATCTGGGCCGCTTTCATCAGGTCAACTTCGCTCACCCGTGGATCATCCAGAGCAGCGGCAACGCCGAGAAAATAGGGTGTGTATTGGAAGTCGTAGAGCCCGTGCAACACACCGCTCTCAGCGGGCAGGTAAAACTCGGTGCTCAGGTAATGCGCGGTCGGGATGTCACGGGGCGGGTTGAACTTCCCCGCTGCTGCCGACAAGCTCCGCGCCAAGTTTTCGCGCGTAGCCTGCAATTCGCTCGGTTGTAGGTCCAGCAACTTTGGCCACCACTGTTCGATCTACCGTGAGTTTCTGCACGTTCTCGATTTCCTGAATGATTCGTTCAAGGCCGCCCAGGTATTCCCGGTTTGCGAAGCTGGCCCAGTCGGACAGCACCCGTTCAGCCTCACTTGCCGGGATCAGTGATCTCAGCTTTTCGTGATATGCCAACCGTCCGTTGGCCGACTTCTGCTGCAGGTCATCGATCCGCGCTCTGTTGAGCTGTTCAAGCTGGCTGCCCCCGCGCCCAGCGGCTTTACCGCGCAGGTCGCGGATGTAGGCCGTGCGTATCTCATCCAGGCTTGCGGTCTGCCAATCCAGATCCAGCGCCTTGAGCACATCGCGGGCATTTCGCTCGCTCATGTCCAGGTGATCAGCGACTTCACGTTGGGTTGGCATAGTCTGGCCCTATGACGGACATGGAAGCGGAACCCCCTATGTCAGGTTGAATCTGTGAAAAAGTCGGGGTTCGAATTACCCCGTTCAGAGGATTCGCCAGAAGGACCCATTGATTCAGAGGCATACCCGCCCCTGTCAACACCAAAGGTCGCCAAATCATTGATAAAACTCCAGATTCTGACAAAAAAAACAGGAAGCCTGCCGAGGGTCAGCTCCTCTCCATCTCCCGCGCTAAGGCGCGCCTGAACAACGGTTCAAACTCGACCCGAGCCACACGATTGGCGATGCCATAGAAGTCGAACCGACGACGATACGTTGGCCGCTTGACGAAGATCAGAATAGGCCGGGCTCCACTGCCGACACGCTGCCAGATACCCATTGGGCCAGTGCCATTACCAGGGCGACCCGCGAAGTACTCCGGCGCGTTGCGGTTGCGGCGCCTGCTGCGCTGAGTTCGGTTAGCCATGAAGCCAGATACCCGCTCAGCTGCGCCCAAGGCCGACAGGATTTGCACGATCTGGCCGCGACTGATGTTGCCGTTGCCATCCATTCGAGCACGCCGACCAGGTACTGCGTACATGTCAGCTGGCATTAAGCCGTAATGGATCAATGCCTTCTCGAAACGCTTGTGTGGTCGATTGCCACCGTCGATATGCACCGGCAAATACTTGGAGGCCGGCACACCTGAGCTGGCTTCGTCCTTGACCCACACGCGGGCAAACAGGCGGTTCGGCGTAGCGCTCCGCTTGAAGATAGAGTTGAGCGTCCAGCGTGTGGGCCGGTCAAAGACTCGGGCGAGTTCGGCTTTCTCGGCAGCCTGGACCCGTTCGGCGGTGAAGGTCAGCGCCTTAGCGGCGGCAAGTGGCACCTTTGACCGACTGAGGCCACGCATCTCCTTCACGATCTTGTCGATGTTGTCTCGCATCTCAAGCCGCAGCATGATCCCACCTCCCGTACCCTCAAGGCCTCGCGTCACCGTTGGCCGCTGCTGACTCACTCAGGCCCAGCCGCTTGACCGTCCAACGCTCATAAAGCCCAATGGCAACGTCTGCCCCTGCCATTGCTGTCAAGCATCCTAGGGCGCCCGACGTCCAGATCGACATGCCCGCCGCGTACAGCAGCATGATCGCCGAAACCCCGCACACCACGCAGGCACCCGACCGAAGAGCCAGGCGTCGAACCAAAGCCCAGCCCCGCGCCCCTTCCTTGTCTGCCCGCCACATCTCCCCAGAGACGCCGCCAACCAGGGCAAGGACAATCACTAACCAGATCGGCATCTCGGCCAGGGCCTGTTGTTCATTCGTCATGTTCTGTCCTTACCGGTTGCGCCGTACGTTGAAAATAAAAACCCCGCCGAAGCGGGGTCAAGTGGCCGGCTCAGGGACGCCGGGTGAAGCTGCACAGCACGTGCTAGGTAAGCGCCAAGGCGCAAATTCCATATCGTGGGGACTTTTTACCCCTTGAGTACGGAACCGAAAAGGGGGCAATTTCGGTTAACTCACTCGGCGCAGCTTTGACGCAACTTTGAGGATACTTTGAGACTGTCCGATCCGACGAACGGCAATGTGATTCCGGGCCTCGGCACGCCGGGTCAACACTTGCAACAACCTCAGGTGCAACGCATGAACCAGGTCGTAATACGTTTGACGGGCCGTCGAGGAAAAGCCCGCCTGATTCATCTGCATAAGCCAGCTTGGTGTCGGATCATCTCCATAACGCCGAGCTGCCAGCCGCGCCAGGCGCTCCCCGCGCTCATCTTGGCGCCCAATCTCAGACAATGCGGCAGCGACCTCCTGAGTCACACTATCAGGACCAGCACCGGCGCCCAGGATAATGCGGGAGCCTGGAGTACCACGAGGCGCACAGCCACCCCATTCCATGATCGTGGCCATGGGACTTCCCATCCCACCGCCTTCGCCATTACAGCGGCATTGCTCACCCCAATGCTTCAACAGTGTTTCAATTTCTTCGATCATCGCAATGCTTCCCCGCTCAAAACCCAACCCGACACACAAAACGCCATACCCAACACAAACCCAACACAGACAAAAGCCTTTAAATTCAATAGCCTTATATGTTTTGTGTTGGGTGTGTTGGGTGTGTTGGGTTTAACGGTCCTCGCATGAAAAACAAATCTTGATGCCATGGATTCAAATAACGCAGCCCATGCGCGTGCGCGACCCCAAACCCAACACACCCAACACACAAGCCGGAAAGCCGCGAAATAGAAGGCTTGAAATTGTGTGGGGTATCGATAATCAACCCAACACACACCCAACACACCCAACACACTTTTGGGCGGACTCATGCTGCAGCCGCCTTGATATGGTCCCAGCTGTCGACGCTCCAGCCCGCCAGACGCGCCGCAGCACGCCAGGCAACCACCGCTTTGCCCAGATCGGCTGAACTGACTGATGGGGGCTGGGAAGCCTGCTCATCGCGAGGAAAGAAGAAGGCCCCAAACTTGCGATTGCTGCCGTCGGTCCATGGGATAGCGCGGGTCTTATCCACCTCCGAGCTGATGAAAAGCGAGAACTTTGTTTGACTCATCACATGCTCTTTGTTGCGGTGGCACCACTCCAGGAACATCGCGTATAGATCGGTCGACAAACAAGCGCCCCACATACCGCGCCCAAGCTCGCCGTATTGCCAGAGGAACAGGAAAGTCTGCCAACTGGCACGACTCAATGCCACCAACCGCTCGCGCGCCTCAGTGCTGGGCGGCCTGGTGCGCTGGTCGAAGTCGCCCAGGTCGACGGACAATAACCATGCGTACAGAGCCGCGACGCCACCATTCTCCAGCTCGCGGCCCACCGCCTTCTGGCGCTCCACCGGAAGCGTCTCCATCGGCCACAACACCAACATTCGCCGGTCACTGGGCGCGATTGGCCAAGGCATAATCTCGTTGCTGAGGAACGCGGCGTTCATGTGGTTGGCCTCCTCCCAACCATTGATAAACTTTGACTCCATGCGCACCGTCTTGCCCGTGACCAGGTGCTTGATCTTGCCCACCTGGTTGTAACGCTGGTCACGGCTCACCACCTCCTCAAACACTGCCCAAAGCTTGCGGCTTTGCCAGGCGTTGAAGTTGCTCTCCAGTTGCGTCTGCCCGACCGTGGCCGCGTATTGGCCGTAAAGCAGCCCAAAGGCGTCAGCGAACAGCAGGCTTTTGCCCGAGCCCTCCATAGTCGAGTGAGCCAACACTGCCGTATCCATTTTCGCACCCAGGTGCTGCAACGGGTATGCCAACCACCGAACCAGCCAATCGTTCGACGACTCGTCGTGGTTGCACAGGAAAGAGATCAACCACCGCAGGTTCTCGCACGCCGCGTCATCGCGGCTCGGTTCCATGGGCAGTCCGTCGAAGGTGTTGATATAGACATTTGGATCTTTGGTCATTGTCGGGTCGAACACGATGTTCTCCACGTCAACCACGCGCCGCTCCGGGCTGTTCAACCACATGCCGTACATATCACCGAGGGCCATCTTTACCGCGCCCTCAGGAACACGCCGCTTCTTTTCGCGGTCCCAAACGTCCTTGGTGCCGTCGATATAGACATAGCGCTCAATCGGCTCAAGGTTCAGCGCACCACCCTTCTTGCCCGCCATCTTGCGGGCTTGCTCGATCTCCTTGACCTTGTCATCCGAAATCAGCTTTTTACTGGTGTCGTCTACCCATTGCTTTGCCAATGGCTTGCCAACGCGAGCCTCAAACGCGGTTTTCTTCATCACCCGCGCCTTATCAAGATCCCACACATGCGTGGTGCCCTCGACCAGCACGTATCGGCGCAGCACTTGCTCGTAGGTCAGCACCTCCCCCGCCCCCCCATCTGCAGCAGGAGCGGCCTCACCGGGCGCCACGCTGGAGTCCTGCTGGCCGGCATCCGACGATGGGGATGGGGGAAGATCTTGTGGGGCTGGGCGCGCCGCATGCTGCATGCCCAACATTCGGGCGGCCTCCTTCACTGCCCTCGACTGGTCGCCATCGTGATCTAGCAGGCAAAACACCTCAAACGCGTCATTTTGGTGACCATTAGCCAGCGGATCCGCGCCGTGGTGCGAATAGACCTTGCGGTCGGTGACCGTCACACCAGGTAGCCCGGTGCTGCTATGTGGATACAACCATTTATTACCACGCTTGATGTAATCGTGAACGCGCAATAGCTCTTCAACATCGTGGCAGCGATTGAACTCATCAATCACCGAGGGCTTGCCGTCAGCGGGCGGAGCGCGCTTGATAGGTTTCGCAACGGGCTTCTTTGGCTTCGGCGCCCAAGGGCACGCGGCCTCGGCGTTGCGCTTGAACACACCCCAGTTCTGCCAAATGTTCAACAATTCGTTGGTCAGGACTGGCAGACCATCAGCACCATTCGGCGGAGTGCGCCATGAATAAGGCTTTCCAGTGCCGGGATGGATTGATGGCGGGAATACGTCCTGCACCAGGCCCGCACGCAGCTCAAACACAGTGAAGCGCTTGTACTCCTCGGCCTCCGCTTTTGCAGCCGCCTCACCAGCTGCATCCCCCTGCTCTTTCGCAGCCCTGGCCCGAGCCATTAATGCCTTGTGAATAGACCCATCAGGGTCTTTCTCATTGGGCCACGAAAGCGAGTGGCGCGTCAGATCGATGTCATCCGGCATTTTGAACAGCACGCGGAACCGCAACGGATTGCCCACGATGGTCGGATAGACCACCGCCATGGCATCCAGATCGAGGCCCATCTGGTCGAACAACACAAACCGCGTCCACTGCACATCGTCAACGTCCAACGAGCAGACGCGGCTTGGCCCGAGTACTACGCCCAGGTTGTGATTGGGATTGCGTTGCCAGAATGCTTCGGCGGCAACCGGGTCGGTGATGTAACCGCCCGGCTTGTTCCAGCCCATACCCTTCGGCGCCTTTTCGCCTGGGTCAATCGGGACCAGGGCAAGGTTGAAGGTTTCGATGTAGCGGCGCGCCCAGGACGATATCGCTGTGCTGGTGGATTGCTCACTCATCGCCGCCGCTCCCGCAACCCCTGACAACTGGCGCAGGTCGCACAACCCTGGACTGCCTGTTGACGAAGTAACGGGATGGGTTCGTCGCAATCCTCACAGAACTGCGCACTGACGGCGCACGTTGGCCGCGGACGGCGGTCCAGCGCGACCTGAAGAAAGTACTCGGCCTGGTCGTTGGCCACGTCGATGCTGTCAGTCATGCTGACGGGCCTCCATTGCTTCCCTGGCCCCGGCCATAATGCCCAGTACTGCGCGGATCACGTCGGCGCCGTGCTTCTCCAGCAGCTGCACCTCGCGTGGCTCCCAGATATTGTCGGCCGCACCATCATGCATACTGGATACGAAGAGACCCGTCTCGTGCAGCACCTTGCTCACAGCGAGCAATGCGGTTTTAGTTGGCGCAGCGGCTTCGGGCTTGTACCAGACCATGCCCGCCGGCCTCATGAGCGCATCCAGTAACAACGGATTGCCCGTCAAGCGGATCAACTCTTCAAGCTCATCTGGATCTAGCCACCGCTGTTCGAAGTCATGCTTGACCTTCTTTTGCAGGCTGTCGTAATCCATCACCATATCAAGCGCCAGAGCGGTGACACCGCCATGATAATCGTGCGCCGCGCGATAGATTGCTTTGCGAAGTGGAAGAACCGGCACGTTGGCCGGAGATTGTTCTGTTCGACTCATAACCGTAATTACCCCGTTTACGGTCTAGCCATAGAAACGGGCACGCCCTATCCTACGACCACGACCGATGTGCATGTGCTGTGTATCGTCGTAGCCGGACTGGGGGATCTTTGGTGAGAGGCCCCAGCTCCGGCACCCATTCAAGCTGCAGATTTAAGACCTGCAGCGTCTTTTTCCTGGAAGTAAAGGCACTCAATAGCCTTCCCAGTGACATACCGTACATCCGCACCTTTGGCTGCCCGGTTTATAGTTGGTTGCGTCGTGCCCACTCGCTCCGCAATGACACGCTGGGAAAACCCCGCGCTCAGCAATTCCGCGAGCATTTGTTGAATAGTCATATGATTCACCGATGCGCTTTCGCATTGGAGACAACAATACACAAACGTATTGAACGATTCAATACAATCCTCGATACGTTTATGAATCAAGGCAGAAAAAAAGTGATTGGCGATCGCATTGCTCAGCGCATGCAAGAGATGAACTTGTCAGAGGGCGAGCTTGGCCGCCGCTCTGGGGTACCCCAGCCGACGATACACAGGATCGTGACAAATGCTGTCGCCAGCCCCCGCCATCAAAATGTTGAGAAAATAGCGAAAGCTTTAAAGGTCACCAGCAATTGGCTTTGGAGGGGAGATAGCCCGAAAGAGCATGACTCGGATCAACTCAGCCCCTCCGCCACTACTAAATCCAATGTTGAGCCCGGGCCCGCAGTCAAGGGATATGTACCACTGATTTCCTGGGTTCAGGCTGGAGCTTGGTGCGAAGTTGAAGATGTCAGGACACTTGACGACGCCGAGATCTGGCTGCCCTGTGCAGCATCCCACAGCAGTCAAAGTTACGCTTTGCGGGTAAGAGGACTGTCGATGTTTAACCAGCACGAGCGCCGCTCTTTTCGTGACGGGGACATCATTTTCGTAGATCCATCCAAGGACGCTGAAAACGGATCGCTGGTTATTGCGAAGCTGGTCGATAGCCAGGAGGCCACCTTCAAACAATTGGTGATGGAAGGCAGCCGACGCTTTCTCAAGCCATTAAACCCCTCGTGGCCGGAGCCAATCATCGAGCTCGGTCCGGACGCCATCATATGCGGCGTGGTTTTCTCAAAGCTCGAAATATTCTAAACAGCAGAAGACGCGTATAGACCCGCATTCAGTGGGTCTTTTTTTTGCACGCCCATAAAATCAATTCAAATACGTATTGACTGAATCAATACGTATTTGTATCGTTTGCACCGTTACCTTTCACCAAAGAGTACGAGACATGCAAACGACACAGCACAGCAACACCCGCTGCCCGGTCTACCTTCACCCAGCAGCGGCAATCGGCCCAGCCGCCGTAGAACGTATCCAGCGCAGTACCGGCCTGTTGGTCATCGTCAATGTGGGTCGCGCCACCATTGCACCCGCCCCCGTAGCCGTCGAAAACGATGACCAGGCCCCATGGGGAGGCGACGCAGCATGAGACCGATCCTAATTGGTCTCACCGGCCGCGCTCGTTCGGGCAAGACAACTGCCGCCGAACACTTGGCGCGGACTTACCTGCTGGAGCAATACGCCTTCGCCGACCCACTCCGTGACGGCCTGATGGCAATCTTCAACCTCGACCCAACCGACTTTGAAGGTGATCGCAAAGAGCAGCCACTCGGCTGGCTGGACTGCTCGCCGCGCCAATTGATGCAGTCGATGGGCACCGAGTGGGCACGCAATACCGTGCACCCGGATGTCTGGGTGAAGCTCGCGGAACAGAACCTTGAATACATGACCAAGGCGCTGGGTGCCGTGCTCGGCTTTGTAGTCAGCGACGTGCGCTTCGAAAACGAAGCAGACCTGATCCGCCGCCGGGGCGGTACGGTCATCCATATCCTTCGTCCCAATGCCCTGACGGTGAACCCACACATCAGCGAGGCCGGAATCGCAGCTAATTCCGCCGATTTGACGCTGCCCAACTCTGGCACGGTCGAGGGCTTCCTACGCTCGCTGGACGAGGTGTTCCTCATGATTCGCGAACGCCACCAGCGCGCCGAACAGCAGTCAGCCTGAGGTCATCGCCATGAACCGCACCCTGGACCAAACAGCCACTTTGCTCGGACTAAAGCCCCGCGCCTTCCGCACCAGGTTGCGGGAACTCGGCGTTCTGACTTCCACCGGCGACCTCGCCAGCGCGCACCGCGACCGTGGCCATCTGTTTTCAGACCCACGCAGTCGCTGGAACTCAACGCTTCGCAAATACACCCACTACGCAGTGGTGATGGTGAAAGAGTCTGGCGTTGATTGGATCGCAAAAAAGCTGAACATCACCATCACCAAGAAGGACGCCGCAGCATGAAGACGCCGAACGCCATCAACTCCGCTGTAGGCGCCCTGAAATTGGTGCCGATGTTCCTCAACCATCCAACGGTGATCAGCCGCGCCACGCTGATTGGCGCAACAGCCGAAGCTGTCGGGCTGCTGGAGTCATTGCCCTGCGTTTCGGTCGAATTGGCCGAGGTGTTCCGCTGCGTTGACGCGGTGATAAGTGACGGCCAAGTCGCCTACGTGACTCCGGTCAAGTGCCCGGAATACCCATACGGCGCCGTCATCGCGGACGCCAATGGCAACGTCCTGGCTGCGGCCAAGGGCAAGAGCAAAGAAGGTCTCGCCGAATTGATCCGACTCAAGTTGGTGCCCCAAAAGGAGGGGCATGGGGAGGAGCGCGCGTGACCACCACCTTAGAGCAACTTCGGCGCCAGTTCGCCACGCCGTGCCCGACTTTGACCGCCGTGCGTGAACAGTACTTCACGCACATCCGAACCGACCGCTACCTGATGAGCGAAATCAAGGCCGGCCGGATCGAGTTGGTGGTCAAGCGGCTGCACTGCTCGGCCCGCGCCAAGCCAGTCGTTTACCTGCACGACCTGGCCGACTACCTCGACGCCCAAGCGACGAAGCAAGCGGCCTGATTTAGACGGTAGCCCCTGCCGACCAGGGGCAAACAGCAACGCACCAATGAGGCACAGCACATGAAAGCTACCAACACCGCCGAATTTATTGGCGAACTCAACGCCGGCGTCTTCGCCAACCAAATCGGGCACGCACTTTCGGAAGTCGCCGCCGGCGTCGTCGACAACAAGAAGGTCGGCACCGTCACAGTGACCTTCACGATGAAACAGATCGCCGACAGCCACCAGGTAACCGTCAACCACAAGCTCGCCTACAAGGTACCCACCAAACGCGGCAGCCGCAGCGAAGACACCACACTCGACACGCCGATGCATGTCGGCTCGGGCGGCCGCCTCACGCTGTTTCCCGAGACTCCTCACGCCGATCAGATGTTTTCCCGTGAGGATGCTCCGATCCACGCCAAGTCGTAACGCTTCACCGCTACATACCTCTCACCAAAACAGGAATAGATTCAATGGAAGCTCGTGCAATTCAAATCATTCAAGACACCGCCCTGCTCGCCCACGCCAAATCTTTGGGCACCTTCACGCCAGTTCTGGCGCTACCGGCCGACGTCAAGATCCATAGCATTGAAAAGTTTCAGGAACTGCGCAGCCGCTTCCGGGGCGCTCTGGCAACGCATTCGCTGAAAGACTTTGCGGACTACGTGATAGCAGCCCAAGGTCCAGCAGTCGCGGGCTTTGTAGACGGTGACTCGATGGCTTGCACCGTTTACTTCAACCTCGGCACCGCAGCAGAGCCAGGCCATGGCGACTACACAGCAACCCTCGGCCTGAAAAAGACTGCCGCGTTCCTGGCACTTGAATCTGCCGCACAACGCCAGCACGCCCAGAAGGATCTCAGCGACTGGATCGAGGACTGGGCACCGAACCTCAAGGCCCTGGATGCTGACGATAAAGAAATTGACCTGCGCAAAGCAGCTGGAGCGATTCGCTCCATCAGCATCGAGCAAGCGCGTAAGAGCGAACACGTAGTTGGCGACATGAGCGCGTCCCGTTCGGCGATGGACCAGATTGAAGCCAAGTCGGCCGAAGGGCTGCCGGCTGAATTCCTGTTCACCGTAGTCCCTTACGAGGGCTTGGTCGCACGCACCATCCGCTTGCGCGTAGCCGTACTGACTGGCGGTGACAAACCTGCACTCCGCCTGCGCTGGATTGGCGAAGCACAACTGCGCGAAGACCTGGCGCAAGAGTTCAAACAAGTCGTTCAACAAGAAGTCGGCGGTTCCGCGACCTTGACGATCGGCACTTTTAACCTGGGTTAACCACCTGCAACACCCCGTCGCCGTCCTCTCACCAAAACTGTCCGGCGGCGGGCTCTAATTTGAGGTCACAGCACATGCACTCAACACAACTTATCGTTATCGCAGTCGGAATGCTGCTCGGTTTTGCAGCTCTGGTTTTTTTTATCCGTAAAGCGCTAGTACGCGCATTGAACCGCAGCTATCAGCGCGGCGTAGATAACGGAAGGACGTTCCAGCTCTGGAAAGTGGAGACTTTGAACCTTGACCTTCATCAAGCAGAAATTACCCACCAGACCGAAATAGCGAAACTCAACGAAACCATATCCACTTTCCAGGTGCGTTTGGGGGCTCCTGTAACCATCTCCGACCATCAGCTATTAGAAGAGGTCGCCATCACTCTCGATCTCGCCTTGAAAACCTGGCGCCCACTCAAGGGGTCTCAACCCGTCCAGGTTAGGACCAGCGCTCAGATACTCAATCTGAAAAATCTAAGCAACCGAATTTTAACCCAGGTCGAGCCAGTCCCCGTTAAATCGCTGGAGGATGCAGCATGAAAACAATGTGCATCTACCACGGTAACTGCGCTGATGGTTTCGGCGCTGCGTGGGTTGTTCGCAAAGCTCTCGGTAGCGATGTCGAATTCGTTCCAGGTGTTTACGGTCAAGAGCCACCGGACGTGACCGGCAAAGACGTTGTCGTCGTTGACTTCAGCTACAAGTACGACGTGCTACGGGCACTGGCGGTCGCGGCCAACAGCATCATCGTGCTCGACCATCATAAAAGTGCAGCCGATGACCTAGTGCGTTTCGAACAATTCCACGCTGGGGTTGAGGAAGACGCCTTCGATTTGCTCGGATGGAAAACAGCACACGCATTTGCTCGTTCTAAAAACTGCCCGGCAATAGCCTGCTGTTTTGATATGAGCCGCAGCGGCGCGATGCTCGCTTGGGACCACTACTTTCCCGACCAAGAGCCACCGCAACTACTCCGTCACATCCAGGATCGGGACTTGTGGCTGTTCAAGTTGGATGGCACCCGAGAGATTCAAGCCAACCTCTTTAGCTACCCGTACGACTTCGAAGTCTGGGATCAGCTTATGGCTGCCGACGTCCAGACCCTTCGCTCAGATGGTGCAGCGATCGAGCGCAAACATCATAAGGACGTGGCCGAGCTGGTCGCCGTGACGAAGCGCCGCCTGATGATCGGCGGGTACGATGTACCCGCAGCGAGCCTGCCCTACACATTAACAAGTGACGCAGGCGCCTTGATGGCCCAGGGCGAGCCGTTTGCCGCCTGCTACTGGGATACCCCGAACGGCAGGTCGTTCAGCCTCCGCAGCACCGATGAAGGTATGGACGTATCGGTGATTGCTAGTCAGTACGGTGGCGGCGGCCACCGCAATGCAGCAGGTTTTCGCGTTCCGTTTGACCATGAACTTGCCGGAGCAAACCCCGGTGAACGGCGCGGTCAATCGGGAGGTGCACAATGACTTGGATCCTCACCCACAGCGGCCAGCAGTTCGACCTGCTGCGGCCAACCGCCGGAATGATCAAACCATTAGATATTGCTCACGCACTGTCGAACCTGTGCCGTTTCAACGGCCACACCCGCACGCACTACAGCGTGGCGCAGCACAGCTTGATCGTCGCCAGCCTGGTACCCACCAAACACCAGCTCGTGGCGCTACTGCACGACGCAACCGAAGCCTACATTGGCGACATGACACGCCCACTCAAGGCCGTGCTGCCTGAATACAAGTACATCGAGCACCAGATATGGCTCGCCGTCTGCGAAAGATTCAACATCCTGCCTGACCTACCTGCCTGCGTGAGTTTCGCGGACATGGTGGCCTTAGCTACGGAACGCCGCGATCTGATGCCAAAGCACCCAGACGCCTGGGAGTGCCTGCGCGGCGTCCATCCAATGACCGAAACCATTATCCCGCTGCCAGCGGTATACGCATCACAGGCGTTTTTCTCGCAACTGATGGCCCTGATGCAGAGCAATCACCGCCGGAGGTACGTGGCATGACCTCTTCCAAAAAACAACCATTCGACTTCAAGACCCAATACGGCCTGGGCTTCAACGCCCAAGACGCTGAAGTTATCGTGGACTTCTTCTGTGGTGGCGGCGGCGCCGGTACCGGCCTGGAGATAGGCCTGGGCCGCGCGGTTAACGTGGCGAAGAACCATAGCCCGCAGGCGATCAGCATGCACACCGTCAACCACCCAGGCGCCCAGCACTTCACCACCGACGTTTTCGAGGGGGATCCTGACACTGAGTGCGGAGGCAAGGCCGTGGGCTGGTTCCACATGTCGCCAGATTGCACACACCACAGCCAGGCCGCCGGCGGCCAGCCACGCAAGCGCGAGATCCGCAACCTGTCGTGGATCGGCCTCAAGTGGGGAGGCAAGAAGCGGCCGAGGGTGATCAGCCTGGAGAACGTCAAACAGATTTTGCAATGGGGCCGGTTGATCGCCAAGCGCGACAAGAACACCGGGCGCGTGGTGACGCTGGACCAGGTACCGCACCCAACCAAGAAGGGAAAGACCACCAATCGTGTGGCAGCGCCGGGCGAGCAAGTCCCGGTGTCTAATCAGTTCCTTGTGCCTGACCCAAAGCAACGCGGCCGCACTTGGCGCCGCTTTGTGGCCCTGCTGGAAGGCATGGGCTACGTCGTAGAGTGGAAGGTGATCAGGGCATGCGACTTCGGCGCGCCGACCAGCCGGGAGCGCCTGTTTATGATCGCTCGGTGCGACGGCCTGCCGGTGGTGTGGCCTGAACCAACTCACGCGAAGAACCCGGTCAAAGGCCAGCAGAAGTGGAAGACCGCCGCTGACTGCATCGACTTCAGCGACCTGGGCAAAAGCATCTTCGGGCGGAAGAAAGACTTGGCCGAGGCCACGCTGCGCCGCGTTGCCAAGGGTATGAAGAAGTTCGTCATCGACAGCGCGTCGCCGTTCATTGTGCCGATTGCCAATTGGTCCGGCGAGGCAGTGCAGTCTGCCGACGAGCCGCTGCGCACCGTCACCTCATACCCGAAGGGCGGCGCCTTCTCGGTTGTCAGTCCAGTGATTGCACCCGCAACGCACCAGGGCAGTGACCGGATCAACGACCCGCTCGAACCTCTGCCCACAGTGACGTGCGCCAATCGCGGCGAGCTGACACTGATCAGCCCGACGCTGATTCAGTCAGGCTACGGCGAGCGCCCAGGACAAGAGCCACGGGTGCCGGGCGTTGATCAACCCTTGGGCACCGTTGTGGCCGGCGGCGTGAAGCACGCACTGGCATCCGCCTGCATCGTCCAGGCTGGTCACGGCGAAGGCTCAGACGCAAACAAACGCCGCTCCCACGGGGTGAACGATATCTGCGGCCCGGTGGGCACCGTCACTGCCCGCGGCGGCGGCCAGTCCGTCAGCGCGGCGGTGATGATCCAGGCCAACGGCGGATTCAACACCGTGCACGCCAAAGACATTCGCGATCCAATGACTACGGTGACCAACACCGGCAGCCAGCAGCAGTTGGCAACGGCGAACCTGGTGCACTTGCAGGGCAACTGTGATGCACGGGACGTGAGCGACCCGCTGCACACAATCAGCGCCGGGGGTCAGCACCACGGCCTGGTCAGCGCATTCATGGAGCGGGCATTCGGCGGCAGTATTGGCCAGGGCCTGGAAGAACCGGCACCGACCATTACCGCCGGCGGTGGCGGCAAGAGCTCCCTGGTATCGCTCACTCTGTCGCCTGAGCATGAAGCTGGTGCGCTGCGCGTTGCAGCCTTCCTGATCAGCTACTACGGCACCGAGAACGTCAGCGCTTGCGATGCACCGGCTCCCACGATCACCACCAAGGATCGCCTGGCACTCGTCACGGTGATGGTCCAGGGCACGCCATACGTGATCGTCGATATCTGCCTGCGGATGCTCAAGCCGGTTGAGCTGTACAAGGCCCAAGGGTTCCCGGCCGACTACATCATCACCCACGGCGCCGACGGCAAGCCCTTCACTATCACCCAGCAGGTGCATATGTGCGGCAACAGCGTCAGCCCGCCGCCGATGGCCGCCCTGGCGCGGGCGAACGATCCATGGCGCCAAGCGCACGCGCTGAAGGAGGCCGCATGACAGCTCTTCGCCGAACAGTCCGAATCCGCCAAGGACAAATGGCCCCACTCGACCTGGGCACCATATGTGACAAGTGCAACAAATCACGAGCACATGGCAACCACCAACAATGCAGCAAGCAGCGCCAGGCTGAAGGCATCGCCCGGCGCGCCGGGGAGATAGCACAATGAGCGCAGCAGAAAAACTCGACTTCCACATCACACCAGGTGCCTGGTTTCGGCAGGACCTGCTTTACCCAGTCTTCGGCCTAAGCACCGAAGCGGTTCGCAAGTACCGCACACGAGGCCTGTGGCTAGAAGGCAAGCACTGGCGTTATGACCCGGCCAACGTAATCGTCTACAACCGCGCCGCTATCGAACACTGGATGGAAGGGAAACTATGATCGACAAGATGCCGACCGGCGTTGAGATGAACGGCAAGCAGCTACGCATCTGGTTCATCTTCAACGGCCAGCGGTGCCGGGAACCCCTGGAAGGGATCTCGAAAGTAAACAAGGCAGCGATCGCCTATGCCGACAATAAGCGGCGCACCATTCTCGCGGAAATCAAAGAGGGCCGCTTCGACTATGCGGCCCACTTTCCGAACTCGCCAAGGGCCGCCATGTTCACTGGAACCGGCGGCCCTTCGCTCAAGCGCACCGTAAAGGAAGGTATTGAGCGCTGGCTGGAGGTTCAGCGCGCGCTTAAAGCGTCGAGCACCGTCATCAACTATGTGAGCAAGGCTGTGCACGTAGAAAAGAAGTTCGGCAAGCGCAGGATCGTCGACATCAGCAAGAGCGACATTGAGTTGTTTCAAGCACAACTGCTCAAGCAAGGCTTGGCCCCGAAGACAGTGAACGACATTTTCACCATCGTCCGCGGGGTGTGGGCGGATGCCTTCGGCGACGGCATCCTGAAGGCCAACCCGCTCGATAGGATCAGTAACGTCGGATCGGATGTGGACCTGGAGCATGCCGACCCCTTCAGTCGCACCGAGATCGAATTGATCGGTAAAACGGACCCCGACCGCCGACCAGACACCCGGATGATTGAGTTCAATTGCTGGGCCGGGATGTCCCTTTCCGAACTCATCGGGCTTGCCGTTGAAGACGTAGACCTTGATGCCGGCTTGGTGCACGTCCGCCGGGCATTGGTCGTCGGCGAGTTCAAAGTCCCCAAAGAACGCTCCAGGGTACGAGTCATCGAGCTTATAGACCCAGCCCTCGCACTGATGCGAGAGATAGTTGCCGACGCCAAAGACGCGGTAGTCGAAGAGATCACCGTTATCCAGCGCGACAACATCACGTCCAAGAAGATGAAGGTCAGGTTCCTTTTCCGGAGTTCGACCAGCGGTCTACTTTGGAACGGCAAGACGTTGAGCAACTGGTTCACTGCCCATCTGAAAAAGGCAGAGGTTCGGCACCGAGGTGCTAACCAATGTCGCCACACGTTTGCCAGCCAGATGCTGTCGAGTTATGTCCCGGTCGAATGGGTAGCCCGTCAACTCGGGCATGCAGATACAACAATGGTGAGAAAGCACTACGGGAGATGGATACCGAAGGACACCAAGAGCATGGCGGGTATCGTGTCGAAAATGCTGGGTTTTAGGGAAGAGTAGCTTGAGTCAGGGAGATATGACTCATCCAAGAACTCAAACAGCATATCCCCCCAAAACGACGAAGCCCCCGTAATACGAGGGCTTCGTCACTACTACCGATAGCTCGCTCAGCGTCGCATCACGCGACCAAGAGCGCTTTTCAGTCGTTCATTGTCTGCAGCAGTTGGCTGCATATATTGAGCGTCGCACGGGGCGCTCAACGCTACGGAACCTTGAGCAACCTGGCTGACTACGCCTTTAACACGCTCATCAGTGGCCGCCGCGTCTCGTATCGACACTGGATTCTGCCCACTATTTAAGTACATCACCATTCCCCTTTCCATGAAGGCTACGTTCATGCCTTTAAGGCCAACGTCTTGAGTAAGATTGCCCGTCTGCGTAGCCAGTTCAAAATATTTAGTTTCGCCGCCACTGTACGGGTCCATCAGCTTAGCTGTGTCTACCGACTTTACAGCGCAATTGTTACTACGCCAGCATCCTGCAGCGTGCCTTGCCCCCGAACCAGCAAAACTGGCGACCATATGTTCAACGTCGCCAATCTTGTTCGAAAGCTGAATGTCTTGTCCGTGTTCAAATACCACGCCGCCGTCTGACTTGTCAACCATCAGCATAGCAATACCCGTCAGTCCCGGGTCATCTTTGATACCCTCATCAAAGAGGTATTCTTTCCAAGCTTGGATAACCTGCGAATCGCCGGCGAAAAGGAACACAGCAGTAGTGGTATCAACAATCTTCTCAAAGCCACTGTCGTCAATGTAGAACACAGCATAGTCCGTGTTGAACGACCAGCGAGAATCTGTACCTACTTTTAGCGCGCCCTTGTCATAGACATTCGTTGTCAT